GTTCCCGTGGCGACGACATCGGTTGTTTCTTCAATGGTCCCGACATTCAGAAGCGTACCCGCCCCTGCCCATGTTCGCCCGCCCCAGGTGATTTCACCCAGGCCGCTCCAAAGCCGCAGGTATCCGCTGGGAAACTGCGATTCCACAAAGATTGCAGGGCGCACCACCCCGGCGGCAAGTTCCGCAAGGACAGCAGGAGTGATTGTCCGGCTCATGCTTCAAACCACACTTCAACACAGCCACGCTGGCGCTCAGCTATATGCGCGATGCGTCCTGTGGCTTTGCCGTATTGCCTGCACCACTCAAAGACTATCACGTTGAACTTACCCGGCTTGAACATCGCGCGATGCAACCTCATAGCGCCTCGCGCGCCTGCAAGCTGAACCTGTAGACATCGGCCAAACCGATACTCGCCGGGATCGGGCCGGATGCCCGCAACAGCACGCCGGGATTGACGACGTTCAACGCCGCGTTATCCGCAGGGCTGGCACGCAAGGCCGGAACGAATTGCAGCGTGACCGCGCCCGCAACCGGCACAGCGTCTGCGGTCAACTGGTGCAGACGCAGCGATGCCCCGGAGCCAATGCTGAAAAAGTCGCCCGCAGACATGCCGCGCGTCCCCCAGCCATCGGTAACAAGTGTCGTGCCGGTCTGCCCCGCGCCATTGACCAGAGGCCCGCCAAGGTTGGCCGGGTTTCTGATAAACGGGTCGCGGAATGTGAACGTCCCTACCGCACCGCCAAGCGCGGCAAAGAAAGCCGATAGTCGCCGCCCGTCCGCGTCCTGCAAAACGGAGAATTCGATTTCATACGACCACCAGCGCCCGCCCCAATCCTGCGCCTGTTGCGTGCCAGTGAAGGGCGATGATACGGCAACGGCGGCAGATTGCAGGGTCCGCGTGACATTGGTTACGCGGGATATTGGGAGTTCTGCGGTCATCAGTACCCCCTCGCGCCCGCTGCCCGATTGGCGGAAACCGACTGCTTCACAATTCCGGGCGCAGCGCGCTGGATTGCCCTGACGATCATTTCTGCCGTGCCTTCGGTCGCGTAGCGCGCGTCTATGTTGACAACCGAACCGCCGCCGCCCGCTGCCCTGACACCCAGCTTCCCGCCGATCCGGGTCAGGGGCATGATTGCCTCGGGTCCGGCCTCGCCCATAAGGCCAGCACCGTTTGCCATCGGGAAAACCGTGGGGCCGTTGACGATACCGCCCGCCGCGAAAGCCTGCACGCGCCCGCCGTTCAACGCCCCGCCGTCTGCGAAGCCCAGCACGCCAGCAAGCTTGCCGCCGACACCCGCGCTTCCGAATAATGCCGTGTTCAGTTTCAACGCGGCGGACTGTGCCATCATGTCGGCCAGGTTCTGCAGGACGCCGGAAAGACCCTCTTCAAGAGATTTTGCACCTGTGACGATATCCGCAAATGCACCTTCGAAGCTTTCATTGATCCGATCAGCAGCCTTTGCCAGTTCGTCGGTCTTTTCCTTCATACCGTCCATGGCGCGGTTGAAAGTGTCTTGGCTGATCCCGCCTGCGGCCAGCAGCTTGTTCAGCTTATCGACTTCGATTGCGTATTTTTCGGCTTCGGTGCGGGTTTCTGCAAAGACCCGCGCCGCCTCGCGCGCCGTTTCCGACATGCCGCCGCCACCGCCACTCCTCGCACGACCGCCGCCACCGCCGCCCACAATTTTCGGAACTTGGAAAAAATCACGGTTGAAGCTGCCGCTTTCCCCGGCCATGAATTGCCGTGGATCACCCCCCCGGCCTGAATAGACCATTCCTTGGTCAACCGCGATCTGCGCCGCTGCGACCCTGGCCTGCGCCAATGCCCAAGCGTTCTGTGCAGCTACGGCCAAGGTCTGCGCCAACCCGCCAGCAGCGCCGTCCGCAGCACTAAAGTATCCTGCTAGTCCTGATGCGGCAGCTTGCACTTGCCCCGCAAGATCAACCACAAACCCAAGCGGTGTCCGTATGCCGTCAACTGCGCCCTGCACCTCACCCGCAGAAAGGACGATCTGCTGCATTTGCGCGTAAGCCTCGCGCAGGGGGTCCGGCAATGCCTCGGCGCTGCCATAGGCCCCGATAAGCGCATCACCCACTTGGCGGGCCGCGTCAGCTTGTGCTAGCAGCCCCTGCGCATCATCCAGCGATGAAAGCGCATTGCGCAGCGCATCCACTTGCTCATTTGACAATCCAAAATTGTCATTCAGCACCCGGATGGTTTCCACCGTTCTGCTGAAACCGTCATCCGAAACTACCACGCGCTGTTCTAGAGCGGACAGCGACCCGACTACAGCAGCAATCGCGGCGTCGGTTTCCCTCATTGCATTGATTAGCGCGACATCGGCCATTGCCGCCAAAGCGTCTCTTGCCGCTACCGACAACTGACCATATGTTGTGATCAGTTCCTTTGTCGGGACTTGTGCATTGCGCACCGCGCTGACATAGACATCCGCAGCCGATGCCAACCCCTTTAGCGCCTGATCAGCCGTTTTTGCCTGTTCCCCTGTATTGAACAAGTATCCCGCAAGCGGGATAAGCACCGCCGCCGCCGTACCAGCTGCAATACCCAAAAGCCCAAAGCCCGAAAGCAATTGCGGCAATTGCTGCGAAAGGGCGCGTGTGGCAGACGTGCCGCCCGCAATCTGCACTGCAACGTCCTGCACCTGATAGCCGAAGTTCTGCAACCCCGCACGGCTGGCCCCGGCGCTGCGATTCAGGCTATTGAAGCCCGCCGTTGCATCGCGCGACATGCGCTGCCCGAATTGGACAACCTGCCCGCCCGTCTTTTGGAATCCACCCTCCAGCCCGGTCAACTGGCGACGGGCAGACGCTACGCCCTTATCAAAGGCTGCACTTTCCAGTGCCAGCACCGCGCGGAGTGCGCCAATTTCCTCAGCCATTTGGCTTCGCCTCCAACGCCTGTGACGTTTCAACCCATTGGCGCATCAGCGCCAGCATTTCATCGGGTGACTGCTGTTTTCGCGGTCGTCCGTCCGGGAACACCTTGTCGAAGCGTGGCATTTTTTTGGGGTCGTTGACCGAATAGGCAATCAACTGCGCCAAAGTGTAGGTCCGGCCATCTTCAACCCGCTTTTCGCGCATCTGCCGATCAGCAGCCGCCCGCATAATCACGTCAGCTTCCGAAAGCGTAACGCGCCAGAATTCCGGCGCGGGCAGGCCAAGGCCAACCCATGCCGATAACAGCGACGGCCAGTCTAAGCCGCCGCCGCCCCGTTTCCCTCAGCACTCGGTTCTTTTGGCGGGAACGCCAGTTTCAGACCTTCGGCAATGATCCGGTCCACTTCGGCAAGGCCGATGTCATCCATGATGTCGCCCGCGTCAAACACTGTCAGATTGTCATGCTCAAGCCCAGCCCACATCAGCAGGCGAAAGGCCACCATCCGCCGCCCGCCCTCTGCCGTGTCAGCAAGCACGTCATGCAGCGACTTGCCCGCCCGTTCTTCCAAGCGGCAAATTGCATTTGTTGTGAACTTGAATTCGCGCGGCTTGCCCAGCGCGTCGAAAGTCACACCGCCGCGCATCAGACCGTCGCCTGCGTCGGTGCGCCCGTAACCTTGATCGTCACCGTCGCCGTCATCTTGTCGTCCATCGGCGAGCTGCGCTCATAGGCCGTGAGATACCCCGCAAAGGTGATCGTCACATCCGGCGTCATCTGCGTCCAGCGCATCTGATATGTGCGGGGCAGGCGTTCCAGCGAAATGCCGCGCAACAGGGTATCGGCGGCACTGCCGGGTTCCCAATTCATTTCAAAGGATGCCTCGCCATAGTCGATCAGACCGGCAATGAATTCCCGCGCCATGTTCGGGCTGGACGAACTTGTGACATCAATGATGTCCCGTGTCGGGCTTGGCGGGGTAACGTCCATGATCTGCCCGACAAGGTTTGTCGGGGTGGTGGCAGGCGCGGCATCGCTGACGCGCAGTTCAACGCCATATCCGATTTCCGGCATGGTAAAAACTCCATCTAAGGGAACAGCGCGTCATCACGACGGGCCTTGATTGTTGCAGCGCGGGTGCGCCGGATCAGGTGGTAATGTGGGTGGCGACCAAGCCGGTGCCGCCTGTGATGTCGATGGTGCCTCGCAGATAGGGGTCAATCGAGGCCAGTGGGATCAGCACTTGGTTGCCCGCCGCGATAGAACCTACGGCAAAACCAGCCGCAAAGTTGACGCTCAGGCCAACTTGGTTGACAACCTGCGCAACCGCCGCGCTGCCCGTGATTGTCGGGGAAAGCGCACCGGCGGTCGCATTGTGCAGGATCAAAAACCCGCCCTGACCAGAGGCATAGGTGAACGGGTTGCCGGTAGCCGTCAGGGTGGTGCGCGTCGATGCACGAACCCCAGGGTCAAGCGCGGACGTGGAAACGATTGCAGGCATAGCAGTTACTCCTGGTGGTGTACGAAAAAGTCCAGAACGACACGGCCAAGCGTTGCGGCCCCGTCTGTATCAGGTGAAAGGTCGCGCTCGCTTTGCAGAAACACGCCCTTGATAGCGCCGCTGCGATAGCCGCTCAGGGCCGTCTTGACTTGCCGCCCTAACAGCTTGGCTGCACCGACACTTGCCGCGTAGCAGTCGATCTGGACGCGGGTTAGCGTGTAGCCTGTGCGACCGGCCATCGTGTAATCATCACCGCCGCTGATCCGGTACAGCACAATCCGGGGCGGGTTGAACGATTGCGCCGTCATGCCCCAATCGACAGGGACGTTGACAATCTGTGCAAGCAACCGGGCGCGGAGAAGTTCGTCCATCAGTAGCCCGCCTTGATAGCGCGCGAAATGCGGCGTCCAGTGGCCTTGCTGATTTCCTCGCGAATTGCCGTCGCAAGGTTTGCCAGCACTTCGTCTTTGTGCATATCCCAAGCGGGGCGAAGAAACGGGTCCGGCGTCATAAAGCCCACATACTTTCCGCTCTTGTGGTAGCGCGGGCCAGTGCCGAACTCGACAAGGTGCGCCTGCGGGGCCGTGGCCCCTACATACATCACCCTGCGGCCCTTACCGGGCTTTGCCAGCGATTGCGCTTGCTGCCCCGCCTTGATGGTAGGGGCAATGCGGATACGCCCTGACAAGCTTCCCGGCGCATAGCTGCGGGCCGTCTGCGCTACCGGCTGCAAGGCCCGCCGAAGGCCCGATGTGACGCCCTGACTGGCAAGTTGGCGGGGAATAGACTGCAACAGGGCGTCAATTTCCTTGAACCCGCTGATCTTCATGCTAGCAGTCATTGAACGTCTGCCCGCGCGGTAATTTCCAGCCCTTCCCGGCGTCCGATTTCCTTCATCCCGACAATACCGTAGGTCCGGCCATCGCAGCGCAACGTGTCGCTCGGCAAGATAGCCGCAGACAACGAACTCCACCGAACCTGAAACCGGGTTGTCATCGTCGCCTCGGTCTGGCCGTTGCCGAACCGTTCAAGGTCGCTCACGTCACGCTTTGAACCCCAGATCGTGCAGACCCATGCAGGTTCACCTAGCACCTGTGCAAAACCGTCATCCACGATTGCCGCGCGCCAAATCTCAAGGCGGCGATCCAGTGCGCCCGCGTCCATTACAGAGCCATAATCCGGTGACGCGCCATAAGCCATTCGGCGTTCACCGCAGCAAGGTTCACCAACTGGCCGGTAGATTGCCCGCGCCGGTCATACAAGTCCGTTGCAATTAACTTGATTGCCGCCTTCAAATCCTCTGGCACCGTAGCAAAGCCCACCGAATAGGTGATCACTACAGGAAACCCTTCTGCCGTCACGACAGGCCAGTCCGCCGAAGGAACAAGAATAGCGGGGCTGTTGCCATAGACCGCCGCGCCCGTTACGGGCGAACCTTGCGCGACAAAGGATGTGACGCTGGCAACCTCGCCTCCGGGCAATTCCACCGGCTCCAAACCAGTAGGCAAACCGGGCAGATTAAGGACCGCCTGCCGCCGCACCAAAAGGCGCTGCGTCCATCTTTCCACCGCCTCGGTCGCGGCCTTTGAAATGTCTTCGATCAGGGCATCCTCAGTGTCGGAATCGACACGCAAATGCGCCCGCATATCGTCTAGCCGAACGGCAGACGCAGTAAGGGCGGCAGGCACCCAAATTCGGTTTCTTGGCCGATAGGTCATCCCGCCGCCCTCTTTTTTTTCTTAGGAAGCCGCGTTGCGGAAAGCGCGAACCTTGCCAACGTCCACAAGGTTGCCGCCCGAACGCATCCACGCAAGGAAGCCGACTTGACCTTTCTTGGTGAACGCCGAGTCGGTGAAGCGGAACATTTCGACCTGCATCACGTCGCGGATGTAATAGCCCGAAAAGTCACCGAACAGGATCGACTTGGCGCTTGCCGCCATCGCGGCAACGTCCTGGTTGATATAGACCGGCGCACCAAGCAGCTTGTCGGGCATACCGCCGGGAACGTTGTTTTCGTACCCCGGAATGAAGATCGGGCGGTTCTGCCCGTCTTTCAGTTGCCGGATCACGCGCAGAGTGGAATCCGCGAACATCCATCCGGCAGACCGGCGATAGGCCGGGTCAAGTGAGTGCTGCGTTGCAATCAGCGAATCGAAAGTCACGGCAGTAACCTGCGATGTCGAGTTTGCCGCCGTGAGGCCGATGGTTGCCGCCGTCGCAAGGCCGTTGGGCTGCGAAGAGCCGGTGCCAGTGGTGAACATCTGGTTGGTGATCCGGCCAAGGCGCGTGATCAGACGGTCCTGGACAAACGCTTCGATGTCTACCGAAGAGTCCTGCAGCAGTTCGAACGGCACCGTAGCAACCTTGGAACTGAACTTGTAAACCGGCAAGCCGACCGTGCCGAAAGACGGGTCCAGATCGGTCGCAGTGACGTTTTCCGCAATGATTTCGCCAACCTCTGCCGTGCCGTCCGAAGTCGGGAACGACAGCAGGCCGTGCCCCGAAGTCGAAATCACAGTGGCGACCTGACGCATACCGCCGAACTCTTTCAGCGCGTCGATCACCTGTGCCGCGACAACCGAATCCACGGCGAAACCACCTTCGGAGTTGGTCGTGGTGGACATGGTGTTGCGGATCGTGGCCCAATCGTTTTCATTCAGGGCGCGGTCGCCGCCTTTCAGCCATTTCGCATAGACCGACAGGCCGGTGTCCTTTTGGTCATGGCCTTTCTTGGCCGACAGTTCGGCAACGTCGTTCGTGCGCGTGTCCGCTGCAATCTTTTCATTCATCGCATTGATGCGCGTAATCTTGGCGTCGATTGCGTCGATGTCTTTCATCGAGTTGTCGTAGACGGCCTGATCTTCGGCGGTGAACTCGCCTTCTTTCTTGACCAGATCCTGCAGCGCATGGGCAATCGCGCCGCGCTGCTCACGCAGTGCTTGGATAGACATGTGGAAACTCTCCATCTAAGGGATAGGGCGACGCCATCACGGCGGGCCTCAATTATCTGGCGCGGCGCGTCAGATTTCGTTAGCGGCAAGGCGGGCGGCAAGCTGCCGCTGGCGCGCTGCGCGCAAGTCTGCTTTCGGCTCGTCCTGTACGTCAGGCGCGGGCGTCAATTCTTCGGCTTCCGGCTGCCAGCGGGCTGCCTTGTAAGCGCTCAAATCCCACTGCGCCGCAGGGCGCTGCAGGTTTTCTTCAATCAGCGTATCGGCCAAGCCAGCGGCCACCGCTTCCTGCGCGTCAAACCACGTTTCTGCCGCCATGATGTCCAGCCACTCGGCTTTTTCCTTGCCGGTGCGGCGGGCGTAGGTATCAGCAATCGTGCCGTCGATCTTTGCCAGAAGGTCGGCTGTCTCGCGCATGTCCTGCTCGTTTCCGATTGCCATCCCCCAAGCGCGGTGAACCATCAGCATGGCCCCCTGCACCATTTCCAGCGATGCCGCCTCGGTCGCAATTACGCTGGCCGCAGACGCAGCCAAGCTATCCACGCGGGCCGTGATAGGTTCGGCATGGGCGCGCATTGCCGCAACCATTGCCTGCGCGCCAAACACTGACCCGCCCGGAGAATTGATCCGCAAAGTGACGGGGCCAGTCGTATTCGACAGCGCCGCAATGAATTGGTTAGGGCTGATCCCGCCCCAAAACATCGCCTCGTCATCATCAGACGCAATCACATCGTAAAGCCAAAGCACAGAACCATCGGCGCGGATTCCCGCACCCTTGCCCTTGTTCGCCATGCGAAAGTTAAAGAACGGATTCATTCTGTGCCCTCCTCGGGCTGCGCGGGCATTTCCGGTGCGGTTTGGGTAGGTTTTGGCACAGTTCCGGTCATCTTTCTGGGCAAGCGCAGCATGTTTCGGCCTTCCTCGACCGAAATAATGGGCGGCTCCCCAGCCCTTCCAAGGCCAACCCGCACTGCGTCAAACATTGCCTTGGTGTCACCCCGTTCAAGTTCGGTCGTGTCAAACTCAGCAACATTCCGGCTCGTGCGGAAGAACTTGCGGTTAATCTCATTCTGGAAGGCATTCAGGTGGTCGCGCAACGTATAGCGCACAAAGCCTGCGCCCATTGCTTCAACACCCGTTCCCCAAGATGACGTTTTTTCCGTATGCCCGATCATAAACGGCTGCACCCCGAAGGCCCGCGCCACTTCCTCGACTTGGAACTTGCGCGTCTCCAGAAGTTGCATTTCCTCCAGCGGCATTGTGAGTGTCTGAATCTCCAGCCCGCCTTCTAGCAGCATCGGCTTGCCAGAATTGAGCGGGCCTTTGTGCTGGGCCAAGAATTCCTGCAGCCGGTCAAACTGCGTCTGATCAAGATTGCCTTCGGCTTTAAGAGCATAGTCAGGCCGCGCCGAGTTTTCCAGAAAGTTGGCGCTAAAGTCCTGTGCGGTAATTGCAAGACGACCAGCACCGCGCAGCGAATATCTCAGCGCAGACAGCCCACGCAGACCGTTGAAGCCAAACCCCGGCACATGCAACATGTCGTCTTGGTCAATAACCCGGATAGACGATGCGTTCGGCTCGGTAATTGTCGAATCCGGTTGCACCTCATAGAGCAACCTTTCGCCGTCACCTTTGCAGATCACCCGCACGCGAATTGGGTGGATCGGCACAAGTCCGCGAATCCCACCGTTTCGGTCGCGCTTGATTTCCGCAAAGGCATCACCATGAAGTAGCTTTGACTGCGAAAGAAACGACCAGCCCGCCGCCGCAGACCATCGCGGGCAGAACTCTTCATTTAAGGTCCACCACAGTTCGCTGCCAAAATCACGCGACAAGTCGCCTTCCTGTGACCGCCGGTACATGTGCATCGGCAGGGATGCGATAGCCCCGGAAATAAGCGTGGTGCAGGCATAGACTGCCGTGACCGCAAGGGCCGCGCTTTCGCTGGGCGCGGCATTCGTCGCGCCGCCCGTGAAGGATTCCCAGACACCATCGCCGCGCCGGATTTCCGCGCTGCCTATGTCGTTCCGCGCGCCAAACAGGCGACGAAAGGAAGCAAGCAAATTCATGCGAAAAACCTGATCCGAAGTTCCGGCGCGGGCGCGGAGCCTTCCCACGTCCCTGCCACCGACATTGCCATTGCCAAGGCTACCATTCCGTCAATCCTTCCCCGGCTCTTGATCTTGGACAGCTTCCGGTTGCCCGCAGGGTCCGCTTGGACCGTCGCATTCGCAGCGCAC